AAAGATTTAAAAGAAGCTAGTTGTAATTGTGTATATGAAGCAGAATATCAAGGTAGAGATGTTCAGTTAGGAAAACCAATGGCTGGTGATGTTAAGAAATTCAAAGTATATGTAAAAAATCCATCCGGTAATGTTGTAAAAGTAAATTTCGGTCAAAAGGGAGTAAAAATTAAAAAGAATAATCCAGATAGAAGAAGAAGTTTTAGAGCAAGACATAATTGTGATAGTCCAGGTCCAAGACATAAAGCTAGATATTGGAGTTGCAGAAAATGGTAATTTGGAAAAGTGGAAAATTTTTCCTATATTTAGAAAAATAGAATTATATAAAAATGGCAGATAAAACAATATTCGGTAGGTTACAAAAATTATTTTCAACAAGTACCATAGTTCGTAAAACTACAAAAGGTGTTAAAGTTGTCGATACCGATGAGTATCAAAATATGACAACAAACCTTGTTGACCGTTTTATGAAAATGCGAGTTACCAATTTTGGTAATGGTGCATTGGAATCATCTATGGCATATCAACAAGTTCGTATAGATTTATTCAGAGATTACGATTCAATGGATAGTGACCCAATTTTATCGTCAGCATTGAATACATATGCAGATGAAGCTACGGCTAGAAATGAAATGGGTAATGTATTAAAAATACACCACGAAGACGATAACATAAAACAAATTTTAGAAAACTTATTTTACGATATTCTTAATGTAGAATTTAATTTATGGCCATGGGTTAGAAATTTAGTTAAATATGGTGATTCCTATTTACAATTGGAAATGGCAGAAGGTTTGGGTATTATAAACGGTCTTGCATTATCTACATACGAAATGAGTAGAGTTGAAGGATTTGACCCACAAAACCCACAAAGAGTTAAATTTATATACGCACCATATCAAAATCCTTACAATGCAGTAGGGCAAACCGCAAAGAAAGAATATGAGAACTATGAAATTGCTCACTTCCGTTTAAATAATGATTCTAACTTCTTACCTTATGGTAAATCAATGTTAGAAGGTGCAAGAAGAGTATGGAAACAATTAATGTTGATGGAAGATGCAATGTTAATCCATAGAGTAATGAGGGCTCCTGAAAAGAGAATCTTTAAAATTGATGTTGGTAATATTCCACCGAATGAGGTAGATAACTACATGCAAAAAATTATTAATGCATCTAAAAAAGTTCCTTTTGTTGATGAAAGAACAGGTGAGTACAATTTAAAATATAATGTACAAAATCTTATCGAAGATTACTATATGCCAGTTCGTGGTAGTGATAATGGTACATCTATTGATACTCTTAAAGGATTAGAGTACAATATGACGGATGATATTAACTATTTAAAAGGTAAGTTAATGGCGGCACTTCAAATTCCAAAAGCATATTTAGGATATGAAGAAGATACAAATGGTAAAGCAACTCTTGCAGCAATGGATATTCGTTTTGCAAAAACAATTGAAAGAATACAAAGAGTAATTGTATCTGAATTAACAAAAATAGCAATTATTCATTTATACGCACAAGGTATTGAAGATGATAGATTGACGGATTTTACTTTGGAACTTACAATACCATCAAAAATATATGAACAAGAACAAGTTGAATTGTATACTTCAAAGGTAGCATTAATTCAACAAATGCAACAAACTAAAATGTTCTCCAAAGAATGGATGTATGAAGCAGTAATGAAGATGGCTAAAGATGAACAAGATGAAATGACATTGCAAGTATTAGATGATACAAAACAGACATTCCGTTTAACATCAATAGAAACTCAAGGTGTAGACCCTGCAAAAGAAACAGGTACAGAGGGGCCAACGAATGTTGAAGAAGAATTAGATAGATTAAAATCAGAATTAGAAGAAGATGGTGTAGGTAGACCAAAAGACCCAGTTAGATATGGTAAGGATGACCATCCAGAAGGTAGAGACCCATTGGGTATTAAAACTCTTAAACAAAAAGAAGGTTCAGTAGCATATAAACCTAGAAAAAGTTCATATTTTGAAATATTTAAAGATATGAATGGTAATAAAAAGAAGATTTTAACAGAAGATTTAAATAAAGAGTAATATTCCCATAGAAAAACATATTTATATCTGACAAATTATACAAATTGATGAAAAAAATAAAACATTCAAAGTTTAAAAATACTGGATTTATATTCGAACTATTAGTAAGACAGATTACTTCGGAAATCATGTCTGCAAATAAATCGGTAGCTGAAAAAATTTTAAAAGAACATTTTAATTCTAAAAAAGAATTATCAAAGGAATTAAAATTATATCAATATTTGATTAATGAAAAATATAATTCAGAATCTAAAGCTGAACAATTTATTAATACCATATGTGAAGCTCGTAAACGATTAGATGAAAAAAAACTTACAAAAGAAAAGTATAATTTAATTAAAGAAATTAAAGATACTTACAATTTGGATGAATTTATTAAATCTCCAATTTCAAATTATAAAACATTAGCAAGTATTTATAAAATATTTGAAATATCAATTACTAATGAACAATACGACCCAACCGATATAGTTTCATCTAGATTTACAATTGCTGAAAATATCATCAACACATCTATTCAAAATAAAGATGCAAAAGTAAAAGATGCGGTTATGGAAGAATATAGAAAGCAAGATGATGATTTAAGAGCAATATCTTATAAAATATTAGTTGAAAATTTTAATAACAAATATAAAAATCTTACCGAAGAACAAAAAGGATTATTAAGAGAATATATAAACAATATAAATAATACTGGTAAGTTAAACGAATATGTTACGAATGAAATAACAAATTTGGTAAATAATTTAAAAGAAGTTGGTTCTAAAATTTCTGATAAAGTTACTAAAATTAAATTAGCAGAAACAATTGCAAATATTAGAAAAATTAAATCTGTTAAAAAGATTAAAGAACAACATTTATCGGCAATGATGATGACATATGAATTATTAAATGAATTAAAACAATCGTTAAAAAAATAAAAAATGACAAATTATAGAATTTCAAAAATAAATTATTTCACATCATCATCAGTTTGGACAAAAGTAGGAAATCACGATTCAACAGGTACTTATAATAATGCTTGGGGGATTATGACTCACGTTGGTATGGTAACATCCGGAAGTGTAACGTTAGAAGGAGGTGGTGATTTACAATTACAACATCTAATAGCAGGACAGATTTATCCATGTTATCCAACCGCAATTAGAGTATCAGCTGGAACAGGTTCAATATTATCATAAATTTAAACGGAGAATAAAATGCCAGCAGTAAGTAAAGCACAACAAAAATTTATGGGAATGGTTCATGCCACTCAAAAGGTGATATGGAATCTCCATCTCCTGAAGTTACAAAAGCAGCAGATTCAATGAGTGATAAAGATGCTAAAGATTTTGCATCAACTTCTCACGATGGTTTGCCTGATAAAAAAGAACAAATTATAAATGCACTTAAAGAAAGAATTCGTCAAATAGTTAGAGAAACTATGATTGATGAAATGAATACAACAGGTGGCGTTGAAGGTTATAATACTCCATTTGCATTTAGTGGTAAAGATAGTGAAAAGAAAAAAGGAAAAAAACAAGCAGATTTAACGGGATATACAGTCGTTAGTGAAAATAGATGGTTAGATTTAAAAAATGAAGAAGCAACTGCACAATCTAAAATTGGTAGAGGTATATCTAACATCAATAAACAATTAAGAGAAATGGAAAGATTTCTTAATTGGTACGGAAAAATTAAGAATGAAAGTGGTGTAGATAATAAAAGTTATTGGAAAAGAACAAATAGTCATATTTATACTATAAAAGAGAGATTAATTAAATTAGACCAAAAAATCAGACAAATTTCAGAATAATGAAAACATCAGAATTAAAAGAACTTATCCGTCAGGTAGTTAAAGAAGAAAGTGATTATCAACAATTATTCAAACATATGTTAGATAGGACAGGTAAATCTATTCCTGATATGTCAGATGATGAAAAAGCAAAATTCTTTCAAGCAGTAGATAAAGCTTCAAAAGCAAAATCAGAAGGTAGATTAACAGGATATAATGAAGCAGAATTATCGGCAGCACAAAAAAAGATTGATGTAGATAAGGATGGTGAAATAGAAGGAAGTGATTTAGCAGCATTAAGAAAGAAAGACTAATATGAATAAAGGATTATTAATAGAAACTCATTTGTTTGAAGCAAAACTTCAACAAGAAGAAAACGGAACTTATTTAGTTAAGGGCATTCTTCAAAGAGCAGGAGCTGCAAATCAAAATGGCAGAAGATATCCAAAAGAAATATTAGAAAGAGAGTGTCAAAAATACGAACAACTCATTAAAGAACGCAGAGCCTTGGGTGAATTAGACCATCCGGATTCTCCAGTTATTAACTTAAAGAATGTATCACATAATATTAGAGAAATCTATTGGGAAGGTGACGATGTATGTGGAGTAGTAGAAATACTTTCAACACCATCTGGTAATATCTTAAAAGAATTATTAAAAAACAATATTCGTTTAGGAATTTCATCTAGAGGATTAGGTTCAGTAAAAGAATTGAGAGATGGGACAGTAATGGTTCAGGAAGACTTTGAATTAGTTGGATGGGACTTTGTATCAAACCCAATAAAATGAAATTAGTAAATTTAATACCTGGTAAAGAAATTACAAAAGAAGGTTTGGAAGATATGGATACCGCTTTACCTGCACAGATGCAAAGATTTTTAGATAGAACTATTAGTATTATTAAAAGTTATAATTTATCAAGAAAAAAAGAACAATTGGTAATAGCAAAAATAATTGACTCATTGGGAATGGATAAACAACAATTAATGCAGGCAATTGTAAAAATTAAGAAAAACGATATTTTAAAGAAATAGTATATGATAAAGTTAAGAGATATATTGAAAGAAACCGAAGAGTTTCAACAATTACCATCAGAATTAAAAAAGCATTTTTTGGAAATAATTTCAACTTATAATCAACATAGAGAAGGTATGAGTAGAAAATCCGATATTATGCAAATTGCAGAAACATTGGGTGGTATCGCAGATGCGGCACAAGAATATACTTTGAGAGAGGGTGGTGATTGGTTTGATAGAGTAACTATTAAAAGAAATATGAATGAACTTAAAAAGTTACAAACTTCATTTGAAAAAGAAGCAGTTGAAGCACAATCTCAACAACAAAGATTAGAAGCTCTATACGAAGATATGGGACATGTATTAGGAAGATATTTCGAAATAGCAGATTTATCGGAAGATGTTATGAAACAAAGATTAGGATTACAAGAATGTAAAACTTGCGAATAAATGGAACAATTAGCATCACTTTTATTACATAGTAGAACACAGGCACATTCATTCCATGTTGGAGTTAAAGGCGTTGGTGCATTATCTGCACATTTAGCATTAGGAAACTACTATGATACAATCGGTGGTTTAGTTGATGGGTTAGTTGAAGCGTATCAAGGACAATATGGTTTAATAAAATTACAAGCAGTAAGTGGTTTAGATACTAATAATGATATCAAAAACATAATTGCATATTTTGATAAATTATGTGCAGCAGTTGCAAAATTAAGAAAGGAAGAAAAATTACAAATGAGTTGGTTACAAAATGACATAGATAATATTGTAACTTTATTATACTCTACAAAATATAAATTGGTTAATTTACAATAAGGATGTTAATAGTTAGTGTTAAGGGTGGAAATATAGAGTGGGCATTGAAGGATTATAAAAAGAAAGTTCAGTCTACAAAACAAATAGAAGAATTAAGGGATAGGAAGAATTTTACAAAACCATCCAAAAGAAAAAGGTTACAAAAAGAAGAAACAATAAGAAAAAACAAACTATTTTAGTAATTTTCTTTAGTTTTCTAAAAATTTTATATATTTATTCTCAAATATCTTATTTTTTATTATAAGATTACAAGACATCGTTGATTAATGAATACCCTTCTCTATAAGGTGTGACCGAACAATCAACATAATTACATTGGAGTTCCCTACAAGA